TGGTACAAGACTCCGCGGGGGGTGCTGGCCATTTAACAAGGGGGGGGAGGTAACTAGCTGGAATCGTTGCGTATTTCCGACGCAGCCAGCGACAGGTCCCGCAGATAATCGCTCGGAACCCACGGCAGAAGCGCCACGTAGTTCGCAGCCTCCTGCACCGCTGCAGCGGTCGTTGCGTCCCTGTTGCCGCACCTCCATGCATGTCGCCACCACGACGCCGACAGCCACAGAGCCAGCCGTGTCGACTCGCCAGGCGTCAGCGCCTGCAAGCCCTGCTCTGCCTGCCGCAGCTTGTGCACATCGCACCCCATCACCTGCGCTAGTTCGCTCGCAGGCGATCCCAGGAAGGCGAGTAGCCGCACCACGTCCATCGGTCTGCGACGGCGTGCCATGCCGCGTTCCTTGGCGTACTCGCGAAGCATAGACCACCCAGTCAAGGGCTTGCCTCCATGCGAACCTGCGCCTCGTGCCTGTACAGCTCCGCACGGTCCAGCACGATGCGGGCGAACCGTCGGCCCACGCTGTAGCAGCGATTCCCCTGGCTCCAATGACACAGCACGTCTGACCACGCCGGGCCGTGCTTGGCCTCGAACCGCTGCAGCGCACTGATGCCGGCTTGCACTAGGTCGCATCCCTTAGCCCTGCCGCGTGGACAGTGCCAGACAGGGATCACCTGTAGCGGGCCGCGAGCGCGCCGAGCGCTGGCTGCCGTCGGGTTCAGCCTGCTCTCGGTGTAGGCCAGCGCCACCGCCAACTCAGCAGGAACACCAGCACGGTCGGCAGCCTCGCCGACTTCATAGCAGACGGACATGGCCCGATCGTGCGGCTTCGCCGGGTTGGCCACCTCTAACACAGACAAGCACAGGGCTAGGACGTACGCGCTCACGGGTCCACCGTATCAGGCCCGCCGTCGCGCGGTCTAGGCTGCAGTCTCTCCAGCAGGCTAGTCGCCACCGTGCCCTCCCTGCCGTTCTGGTCCCAGATGATCCACGTCAGAAACGGGTCGCTCTGCACCACTACCCCGTCGTAGTAGGCGCCCCCACTGGTCAACCACCTCACCCGGTCCCCCGGCTTCAGGTCCGGCGCTGGTAGCACCATCAGCCGCGCCCTCGAACAGACGCACAGCGTCCTCCAGCGACACCGAGACCATCCACGGCTCGCGGTCGTCGCGCCAGATCACCAGCGGCCTGCGGTCGTCCCTGTCCGCTACAGCCTGCCGCATGGCAGCACGCACGTTCACCTTCTTGCCGCGCTTGACCTCGATCCACCACTCCGTCCCCTCCACGTCGCACTGAGCGTGCCCCTGGCGGCTCTGCCAGCCTCGGCCCGCTGTGTACCCTAGACGCTCCAGAAACGCCACGATCTCACGCTCGCCGCGCTGTCCTTTTGACCTGCTAGCCCTGCCGCCCATCACCACCCCCCGCGCAAATAATGCCAGCTCATTCACCAGACCTCCCGCAGCCATACGGCGACAGCGAACCCCAGGCCGAACCCCAGCAACAGACCGGCTACCATGACCAAACCAGCAACAGCGCGCCAGACAGCGGCCCATGGTACAGCACGGGATCCTCCTGACCCACGTCCATGATCGTGACCTCGCCAGCCATGTCGAGACCAGCGCGCAGCGTTGGCCGCACCTTGTGCATGCTGTCGCACAGCATGCCCCACAACACGCCAACAGTCCCTGCATCGTCCATCACAGGGATATGCTCGGCCATGCTGCGCTGGTAGTACGCATCCCCGTCGCATGCAAGCCACCAGCCGTAGTCGCCATGAGGCTGCCAAACAATGCGTCGCAGCTCATGCAAGGGCTGCCCGTCGTCGCCGAGCGCCCAGACAGCAATCCCTGCGCGCCACTCCCAGCTCTCGTGACTGGCCAACAGCAAGGGGATCTCCCTGTCTTGCGCCACCACAAACAGCCGATAAGCATCAGCAAAAACCTCTGCGGCTCGCTCGGGGTACCCCAACTCCTCCAGGCGCTTGGCGTCCTCCATCATCTCCACGCACTTCTGCAGCGTCACCTGCTCCCCGCTCATGCTTCCTCCTTGATCGTGTAGCGCTTGCACGGTCGCCCCGTGCGCTTCTCGGGCTTCTCCTCCTGCACAGTACACCAGCCCTCTCGGTGCAGCCGCGCCAACGCGATCGCCGCGCTGTTGTACTTCACGTCCAGCAACCCGCTGGCCTCCCATGCAGTCAGGCCTGCGTCCCCTGCCTCGAACAGCGCAGCAAGGACGCGTCTGATCGTCGGTCGTGGCTTCATAGCGGCGAGTCCTCGAACCGCATGCGCGCACCGTTCCAGCGAATCTCCCCGTTTGTCAGCTTAAACGGTGGGCCGTGTCTGAACTTCGCCACGTCCAGCCGCACAGCACCGTCGTCGCGCTTGTTAAGTATAACCGCCATGTCCACGTCAGCCCCGATGCTCTGCGCCCCCTTGGCGTCAGCCAGAGACAGGTCGCGCCCGCTGCGCGCACCCTCGGCGGTCGGCTGCGACAACGTAACCACTACACACTTCAGCTCCTTGGCCAGCTTCTTCAGGGTGCGGGTGATCTTGCTGATCTCCTCGGTCCGGTTAGATCGCCAGGCCTTCGCGTTCCCGTCTGCTTCCATGAGCTGGATGTAGTCCAGCACGATCATGCCCAGGCCGCCCTTCTCGTAGGCCAGAGCGCGCGTCCTGCTGCTCAGGCTGTCCAGGGTCAGCCCCTCGCCCTCGTCGATGTACAGGGGCAGGTTGCACACGGCAGGCAGCGCCATGACGTACCGATCGCGGTCTTCCTCTGCCATTCGCCCCCTGGTCTGGATGTGGTAGGGCACGCCGCTCTCGGCTGCAATCATGCGGCCCATAACCTGGGCTCGCGTCATCTCCAGCGAGTAGATCGCCACGGTCTTGCCCTGCTTGGCAGCCTCAAGGGCCAGGTTTGAGCACGCAAACGCTGACTTGCCCACGCCGCTGGCAGCCATGACAAGCACATGCCAGCCGGGCATTAGCCCGCCGATTTGTTCATCAAGATGCCACAGCCCGGTCTTCAGGCCATCGGGCGCCCTGCCGTCACTAGCCGCAGACACGATCGCATCGTGCTCCTTGACCCCTGTGCCGCCATGCCGCAACCCCTGCGCCACGGTGCCCTCGAACACCTGCCGGATCGCGGCGTCTACCTGTGCCAGCCTTCCGTCAGCATCCAGGTCGTCGTCCCGTGCAACCACGTCCAGGCTGTAGGCCGCGTCCAACACCCTGCGCTGCAGGGCCTTATCCTTCAGGATCGCCACATACCGATCGGCGTGTGTGCTCAAGCCGGCGCGGTCCATGATCTGACCCATGACCCGGGTGCCCCCGCACTGATCCCATCGCCCCGAATCCTTCGCCAGTTGCTGCAGCAGCACCAGGTCAACCGTGCCGTGCTTCTCCTGGCACTCTGTGAACAGGGACCACAGGACCTGGTGTTGGCCCACCCAGAAGTCGGTGGCCATCAACTGCGTCGACAGCCAGGGCATGTTCTCAGGGCTGATCAGACAAGTGGCCAGCACCTCCTGCTCGGCCTCAAAGCTTTGTGGTGGTGGTGTGCTCATGCCACACCCTCCAGGGCTGCAAGTTGTGCCGCCAGCTCTGTGCGCCTAACGCCCGGGGTCGCGCCTTTCTCTTTCTCTCTTTCTTCTATCTCTCTCTCTTGCAGTGCGGGTGCGGGCTCGCGCGCCCGCGTTGGGGCCTCTGTTTGCGGGGTGTCCGGCTGCTGTCCGGCCACTGTCCGGTCGCTGTCCGGCTCGTTGCCGGATACGTGCTGTCCACCCCTATACGTACCATCACACCGCGCCGCTTCCCATGCGTCAGCAGGGGGGTCAGGCAGACCGCTGGCGGGCCTCCTCTTGCGCATGTCTGACCCCATGTCCTCGTCGTATCTGTCGATCACGCCGTAGGGGTGATCTTCCTGCTGGTACAGGTGCACCAGACCGGCGTCTGCCAGCCTCTCCACGCTGTCGCGCAGCATCTCCCCATCCACCAGGGCCAGGGCGCACCGCATGACGCGCTCTGACGCGTCGAACCGACCATGCTGGTCTGCCCCCAGATACAGAGACAGCAGCACGGCCCGATCCGCTCGATCCAGGTCGAGCACGCGGTAGTCCTTCAGCAGCCTCTCAGGCACAGGTCGCCACGCCATCACGCACCCCCTTTTGCAGCGATCCCCGCCATCCAGCTCGCCGTCCTGGCGTTCATCGGCCTAGAGTGCCCATCAGCCAGCTTAAGAATCGCCGGCATCCGCTCCCCCGCCATAGAGGCCAGCCGCTGCATCAGGCTTGCACCCCGTCCCCTGCGGTGCGCGTCGCCCCTTGTCTCGTAAGCCATCAAGGTCATGCCCGCGCCCGTGTCCTCAAAAGCCACGATCAGCCCGCTGATGTCCGGCCTGTCCTTGCGCGACAGCTTCCCAGCCAGCCAGGCGCATCGGAACGTCCGGCACACGGTCGGCCTCGTGTCGTAGATGCCGCAGCCTCGCCGCTGCTCGTGCTCGCACCTCACGCGCTTGTCTGACAGGTCGTGGCCCATCACCGTGCAGCATTCTGTGCAATCGCCACAGCTTCGCATCACGCACCCCCTTGCAACAAACCCACACGCCTGCGGTCGGCCTGAAGGGCGCCTACCGCCTTAACAAGCGCCACCTTCTCAGGGCGCACCACCCAGTCAACGTTGCCGTTCACCCTTGCGTCGTCCACCAGTCCCTCGGCAGCGGCAACCACCTCGGCACAAAGCAGCCAGTGGTTCCTCATGTCGTCATGTGTCACGTCACCCATCATCCACCCCCTTCGGTGTAGGTGACCGCACGCTCCAGCAGGGGCCGCGCAGGCTCGACCACAGCCGGCTCAGAGTAGCCCTCGGCGTCGTTGTCCACCGTCACCACCCGCTCCAGCACGCGCTGGTCCTCGACCGACAGGGGCCACAGCTTTGACGCGCGCCGTAGCACCACCTTCTTCGCCATCTCGCCCCACCAGGTGACCCAGGCCGGGCTGTCCTTCGCGCCAGCAGCTCGGGCCTTCTCCACCTCCTCGGTGGCCATAAACGTCACCTGCACGCCGCCCCCCTTCAGGTGCGCCACCGCATACGCGCCCAGGGCCGCGCCTCGCTCCCCTGTGATCTTGGGCGTGTGCTCCAGCACGGGGTCGGTGCCGTAGGTCATGCGGAAGTCGTCGCCCTCATAGACCACATGGGCATCTACCCGCAGCACCTCGCCCGACCGCCTGGCCAGGTCGATGAACAGCCTGTAGCCCGGCTGGAACTGGCACTGCATCCGGCCCTTGACCTTGCGCGGCAGCAGCCAGCCATGCCCCAGGGTGCCGGGCACGACGCCGAGCCGGGCCGCCTCCATCAGCGCCAAGAACACCGACTGCGGATCACAATCCGCGAGCCTGGGGGTGCGCTGCACCTCCGTCAGTGCCAGGCGTACGAAGTCGCCCGCGTTGATGTGGGGCGGCAGGGCCGCCTCTAGCTTCTGGTGATTGTCGACCAGGATCCCCTTCACTGTGTCCGTCATGATGTTGCCCTCCTATGGCCTGAATTGACGTGTTGTGATCTTGCGCGTGAACTGCTCCAGCAGCCCCGGGTGCGCAGCCTCCAGGGCCTTCTTGTCCAGGCTGCTGCGCCTGACGTTGATGTACTTCACAGCCGACCCATCCGGCAGGATCCCGCGCTCACCGTCAAGCAACTCGGCCTCGATGACCGCGCGCAGGCGCTTCTCCTCCTTCTCGATCTCCTTGCGCTGTGCTCGCAGCTCGCGCAGCAGGTCGACCTCGGCAGACACCGCAGCCAGATCGACCACCTTGCCCTCTTTGCTCTCCCTGTAGGCCTTGCGCAATGCGTCCGCATCGCTGGCCGTAGCCTGTGGCGGCACGCCCGCCGCGATGTGGTTGCGCCAGAAGGCGTCCACCTGCTCCACAATCGCGTCGATCAGGGATGGATCGCGCTCGACCCGCAGCAGGTAAAACTGCGCATCACAGTCTCCCGCCAGGTATGCGTGCGGCAGCCCCGTGACGGCCAGCTGCGCCTGAACCTGGATGTAATGGCATTCCAGGTAGGATCCAGCAGGGGGCACGCCCTCCTCGTTGTAGGCCTGCCAATCGCGACGCGCCCAGGACCCTTGCCACTTCGCTTCAACAGGGGCCTGCGTCGTCTCGTCGTACACCGCCAGGCCGTCCAGGTTGCAGGACAGCACCGAGACCTCGGGGTGCCGCAGGACCCAGGGGTGCGCCACGACAGGCACAGGCCGCTTCATCTCATCAGCCAGCGCGTCGGACGCATCAGCCAGGATCAACGGCTCGCGCCGGATGCCCCGCCTGATCGCCGCGTTGTCGATCTCGGGCTCCCCCTCGGTCTTCGCCATGTACACCGACAACGGCCCCTTGCGGGGGTGCAGCCCTAGGACAGCAGCGACCTCGCTGGCCCCGACGTACTCCGCACGGCCCGCGCGCCAGTCGTCGCGTGACAGGTTCTCGGTGTTGTACAGGGGCACCGCGTGCCCCACCTCGCCCTTGCTGCGGTCACTCATGGCTCGCCCCCCTCTCCTGCAGCTTCTCGCCGCGCACATACTCGATCGCCTGCAGCACGGTCGCGTCCTGCCCCAGCCGCTGCAACAGGCCCTCCAGGAACCGCACGCGCTCGCCTTGCGGGTCAATCTTCAGCGTTCTCCAGTCTGCCATCTGTCTCTCCTCCTTGACGCCGGGCATGCGCCCGGTCTATGTTCAAGGCGTCCACGATCTCCTTGTGGGCGCCATGTTGACGGCCCGCCCGGCACCAGCTAGGCGGGCCGTTTTATTTAGGCCACCCAGCGATCGCGCACCCAGGCCTCGGCGTCCATGTGCCTGCCGAGTAGGGTGCCCGCTTCGCCGTGCTTCAGGCCCTCAGTTACGCTGTTGTACAACGACCACGCGGATCGATCCACAAACGCGTCGGGCGGCTGCAGCCAGTGCTTCATCGCCACCGTGAACTGGCGGTTTGTGATCACCTTGCGCCCGTACATGACGCCAAGCGCCTCCATGCCCTCCTCATCCTCGACAGGCGTGCCCACCAGGGCGTCGCGCATTGACTGCAGATAGGTGTGCGTCGCAGGCAAAACGTCCAGCACGCGCTCCACCATGGAGTCAATATCAGGCCAGGCGTGCCTGCTGTGCCTGCGCATCTCAACCAAGCCCATAGCGGTGAACATCAGGTTGTCACAGACGAACACCTGCGATCCCGCGCATAGGCCGACCGGCAGGCTTTGATCGTGCGACGATCGCACGCCGATCGCCATGCCCATCGACAGCTCATCTGTCGCGCTAGTGTCGCACAGCGTGATCACGCCAAAGGCACGACGGTCGCCCCGGGCGAGCCCCCAGCGCTCGTCAATTACAGCCAGCCCTCGCGCTTCGGCAGAGGTCACCACCCGGTCGCGCAGCTCATCAAACGGCACAGCGGTGTAGGTCCTCGTAGATGGCGGGGTGCGAACAGCGCGCAGGCGCTCCAAGTCCGCAGCACCCCCGCCGCAGTGCAATAACAATCTAGCTGTAGCCATATCAGCCTCCTTGTGTGAAGTGGCACGCATCACAGCGCCACAGTGTGCCGGTCCACCTTGTCGGCCCGCCACAGTCCCCGCAGGGCTGCGTCAGGGGCCGCGCAGGACGCCGGGGCACCCTGGGGTACCCCTTTGCTCGCACAACGCGGTAGAACGACTCCAGGGCATGCCTCACGCCCTCGTCTTGCACGTGGTCGAATTGCCCGCTCACATCGTCACCGGGTCCACCGCCGACTCGGCCAGCACCTGGTTCAGCTTGTCCACGTTGCCCGTCTGGGGCCGCGACTCGCCAGTACACCAGCGTTCCAAAGTCTTCTGGTCGATGCCGGTGCGATGAGCCAGCAGGACGGTCGCGGTGCCAATGTCTAGCCCCTGCACAGCAGCGTAGTCATGAAGCCGGGCGATCACCTGGTGTGAGGTTTCGGCGTTGCCCTCGCGCTTCACCTCCAGGGCCGCGTCGCGCGACTCCCTGATGGCCTCGCGCAACAGCACGCGCGCCTCTTCAACCAGGGCCGCAGCCCTCTCGATCTTGCCTTCCATTTTGATCTCCTTGTGCCCATCAGGGCGTCGCCATGTTGCGCCAGTTGTACACCAGGGATCTTCAGTTGCGCAAGACTGAAGATCCAGGGGCTCGAATCACCCCCTCTGATCAATAGTAGACCTCTCGCCCCTCATTCCGGCGGTACGCCTTCAAGTGCTCCTTGCCCGTCCAGTCCAGCAGCCCGTGGCGGTCCATCCATGACATGCAGAGGAACTCCATCCTCGACAGGTCTCCATAGTACTCGGGGGCCTCGTCGATGTCCCGGATCTCCCGCAAGCACGCCTCAATCCCATAGACCTTATTTAGTTCAGCCCACCGCCAGCTCCGGGTGGTCGAGAAGGACCGCATAACCCGGTCATCGTCAGGAGGGGAGAAGACGTGAGACAGCGGGTAGACCCCAATGCGCTCCACGTGACCCGTCGCCTCGACGGGAACATAGAAGACCGGCATACAGTCCGGGTCCATGTCCCAGTGCAGGCTCACCTCGTGCCCTCCGTCAACCTCACGGTGCGCCTCCACTTCGTACATCCTGACGCCGCTGCGCTTTACGATGGCCATCACGTAGCCCTCGACGTACCGAGCACGACACCCGGCGACCTCACACAAGGCGTTGTAGTAAGTCAGCCAGTCGACGATCAGGTGGCGGTCGCTCCAAGCCGCGTCCTCATATGCAAAGGCCCTCACTCTGTCCCCAACTCTGATCGGCCTGCTCTTCATGTCGTCTCCTTGTGCCATGCTTCTACCACCTCAAGCCCGCGCGGCTGGTGCCGGGCGGGCTCGGGGCGGGTGCCGCGTGGGGCCTACTCTTGATCGAACCATTCGACCTGCTGGCCGGACATTTCGCGAACGGCCCAGTCAGCATCGCACGCGCTGGCAAAGCGGCGACCGTTCCAGCGCTGCACCAGCGCGATCGTCTGCTCGTAGCACTCCGACAACTCCACATCGCGCTGCACCGCTTGGCCTGCGCCGTCTCGGCTCGACGCGGGGCCACAGTCGCGAACCGAGAACCGAGACACAGACCCCGCAGCGTCCTGCGCTGCCCGGCAGGCATCCCAAGCGTCATGGATGCCACTGTGCGCGCTGATGACCTCGTGGGCGTTCCTGTTGCGGTCATACCCCACAACGTAGTGCGTGGAGTCGATGCAGCCGACCGGGTACCCAGCCGCGATCTCGTCATGAACCCGGACCATGAACCGACCGAACGCGTATCGAACGCTGACGGGCCATCCGGTCTCGGGGTGCTGAAATGTCGCTGTGTACTGCATGTCGTCTCCTTGTTGTCTCGCCATGTGAGGAAAACGTAACACGAGGAATTCAGGTTAATCAACCTAGGGACCGTGTTTTCTGCAAGTGGCCGGGATCGTTGTGTTTTTTCCTGGGGCCTCGCGGGCGGATCGCGCGCCTGCACGATCGCAACCCGCCTAAGTGCGCAGAATCACGCACGATCATGCGGGCCGCTGTTGCTTGCTCTGGGCAACCAGGAGGTTCATCTGCGTGCGCATCTCCTCCCGGGCCTTGTCTGCGTCCCTCAACTCCCGCTGCAGGTCGTCCCGCGCCTCCGTCATTTCGCTAAGACGCGCCTGCAGGTAGTCGCGCTCGTGCCCTGTCTCCTCCAGCTGCTCCCACAGGACGTCCCGCTCCTCCTCCCGGGCGTCCTTCTGTCTCAGCAGATGGCTGTTAAGCATGAAGATGGCATCCATTCTGCCTTGCTTCTCCTCCAGGGCGTCCCGCTCGGCCTGCAGCGCGTCTCGCTCCTTCGTCAGCGCGCCCCGCTCGGCCGCCGCCAGCGCCCTCGGGATGGTGTTCAGGTGTAGTTGTCGGATCGTCTCATTCAGGTCGTCCCGCTCGGCCTTCAGGTCGTCCCGCTCGGCCTTCAGGTCGTCCCGCTCGGCCTTCAGGTCGTCCCGCTCCCGCTCCACGGCTGCCTCGGCTTTGCGGCGGGCCTCCAAGTAGGCGTCCAGGTCTCGATCGGCGCGCTCATTCTTGAGGGCGATCAGCTCGGCCTCCATCGCGTCGTATTCTTCCCTCAGGGCGTCCCGCTCGACCGTCTCGGCCTGCGCGGGCTCCTCGACCGTCTCGGCCTGGGTCTTGATCTCCTTGGCGTGCTTCCTGGCAAAGCGCTTCGCCGCAGCGTGCGCCTGCCTGGCAGTCATTGCGGGGCGGTTGACGGTGCGCAGGCCCTGGCGGGTGTTCTGCCGTGCCTCGAAGACGCCCTCCGCCGTCGTTTCGCAGTTAGCATCCCAGATTTCGACATAGTAGCGGCCCACTCGGTACTCGTGCGCCATGCCTGCGCCCACCTCGTCGTATTCCTTGCGAATAGAGCCGACGATCTCACCGTTGCGCCTGACGTCCTGCTCGTCATCATCACCGACCATGCCCCCGCCCGGAAAGCTGTCAATTGTGATGCTCACGTCGTGGCACGTGTCCGAGGTCACCTCGACCGTCTCGGCCTGGGTCTTGATCTCCTCGGCGCAGCACGAGCACCAGTAGCCGGGGATCAGTGCCTGGTCCCGGGCCTCGCTGTAAGTCGCAAACTCCATGACGTGCCCGTGGGTCTCACACGCCACAGACCAGCGATCAGGGCCGTCCGCCTGCATGCCCCAATCGTCCCCCCAGCAGGCGATCGTCTTCGCGCCGTGGGCGAACTGCACAGCCTGGAATCGGTGGCCGTTGCGGCGGCCTTTCTTGATGTCGGTAATGGTTCCGTTGGGGTTCATGTCGTTGTCTCCTTGTTGTTGTGTCGCCATGTGAGAGAAATGTAAATCGTAGAGTTTAAGTAATCAAGCCCAAAAACAACATGAGCTGTAAGTGCGCGGAATCATTGACTCCCGGATCTGACCACGCGCGCGGGTTGCACGCGCGATCACGATCGCGGGCGTCGTAAGTGCGCAGAATCACGCACGATCATGGGTGTCGCTGTTGCGCCTGTGGCGGGCGACCATTCGGTGATTGCAGTCCCACGGGGACTCGTGTGCAGGATCACGGTGGCGGATGGGGGGCGCCAGGTGTTTGATAGACACGTCCACGCCCCTGTCAAAACTGTAGGCTGTGCCCAGCCGCCGCTGCGCTACGAAAGCGGCGTAATCAGGGCCATAGGGATCGAGATTCCAGTGCGCGCTTGCGCCCAGCAGCGACGCCTGGCCTTCAACCAGAATCAGCTTTGCCAGGCCGTTGTCGTTCTGCCCGATAGCCGCGCCAGCCCTAGCCAGCACAGCCTCCACGTAGATCCCTTCCATCGACCTCGGCAAAATGCCCGCGTTGTTGCAGAAGGGATGCGGGCTGATGCCCGGCTGGCCAGCCAGGGCCGGAGCTGCCAGCGGGTTCATCAGCCCTATGATGTCGCCAATACTCACGCCCAGGGCTTCGCGCTGCTCCAGCGTTAGCTCAATTTGAAAGTGCATGTCGGTCTCTCCTTGGTTGGGGCACCATGCCCCCAGCGACCCCGAGCGCAGGCTCGGAGGCGCTAGGCGAAGGGTGACTAGGCGCGCTCGGCCTGCCGCCGCTCGAAGTCTGCCAGCCGGCGGTTCAGCTCCCGCACTGACTCCGTTTCGCGGACATGATCCCGAATCTGCCCAAGGCCGCGCCGAACCTTGCGATCGTCCATGAACAGGGCCCAAAGGTTGCCTTTCACTGCGCCGCGCTTGCCCACTTGAAAATGGCAGCGACCGTCCAGCAGAGCCGCGCCATGAGCAGAAACCAGCAGGTAGTCCATTGAGCTAAGAAGTACCTTGATCTCCACTCCTTCCCACTCGGCCAGACATGCGATGATACCGCGCTGGGCCTTGGTAAGCCTGTGGGAGTCAAAATGCGCGACCAGGAAAGCGCCAAGCGGCACCCAGTCGTTGCTGTTGCGGTCGCGGTCAATGGCCTCGGCCTTGGTGGGCACGTTGTAGTCGGGGGTGGGTCCGGCGTTGATGTCCATGTCGTTGCCTCCTTGTTGCGTTGCCATGTGGAGCAAATTTAAATCCTCACGCTTCAGTAATCAAGCAAAGAACAGCATTGCTTTACAACTCCCTGAGATCAGAAGCTTTTTCAGATCGGCCAGATCGGGCCAGATCGACGGGAGAAGGATCGTAGCGGGCCTAAGTGCCCGGGATTACTTACGATCAGCCGCGATCGCGTGCTGCACCCTGGCGCGGATAATGTCGCAGTAGTCGGGCGAGACCTCGATCCCGATAGCGGCGAAGCCCTCGCGCTCGCACGCGACCAGCGTGGTGCCGCTGCCTGCGAACGGCTCCAGCACCGTGCCCCCTGGGGGTGTCACCAGGCGCACCAGCCAGCGCATCAGGGCCACGGGCTTGACGGTGGGGTGAGTGTTCCCCCTGCCCGCGCTCGTGCGTCCCGCTCCTGCCCTTGGGCTGTTGAGCCCTGCGCTGCCCTCTGCCCTGCCGCCCGTTAGCTCGCCCGCGCTGGCCTGCGCCAGTCCCTCGGTGCCTGCCTCCCGCTCGGCGGTGGCGGGCTTGGGGCAGTAGTACAGATTAGCGGGCCAGCGGGGATCGCCGTCGTCGTTAGGCCCCGGCCACGCCTTGTCCCCTGGGGCGATGCGGCAGGCGTCAATGTTGAGCGCGCCCGTGCCGTGCTCCTGCACGCAGTCGGCCACGGTCCCGGCCATGGGCTTGCGCGCGAGGATGGCGGGCTCCAGGGCGGGCTTGAGGGCGGTGCCTCGGCCTTCTCCCAGGTTCAGCGACTTGGGGAACCCCGACCAGTAACACCAGTGGATCGTGTCGCGGATCTCGAACCCCGCATCCTCCAAAGCCACGGCCAGGCGGTGCACTGTGCGGGTTCCTCCAAACGCCACAACGTGACCGCCTGGCCGTAGAACGCGCAGACACTGCTCGGCCCACTCGGGGCCAGGCGGCAGCGCGTCCCACTCCTTGCCCATGAAGCCCAGGCCGTAGGGCGGGTCTGTGACAATAGCGTCCACGCTGCCGTCGGGCAGCTTGCGCATCTCGGCCACGCAGTCGCCGCACACCAGCCGGTGCCTGCCCAGGTCAATCTCGTCACCTGCCTGCGCCGTCGCCTCCACTTCGCCGTCCCAGGTGTCGGGGTCGTCGTGCTCCTCGGGCGGCTCCACGGGCTCCAGTATGGTCGCCAGGGCCTCGGGGTCGAATCCCGTCAGCGGCACCAGATCCGGTGCATTCTGCTGCAGCTCTGCCAGCACCGCGTCCAGCGCGGCGTCGTCCCACTGCGAAAGCTCATTCAGCCGGTTGTCAGCCAGGGCCAGGGCGTGCGCCTCGTCGGGCTCCAGGTCCAGCCACCGCACCGGCACCTTGTCGAGCCCTAGATGCTTGGCGGCCAGCAGGCGGGTGTGCCCGGCGATGATCTGCCCGTCGCGCTTGTTGGCGACGACAGGAGCGCCGAACCCGAACCGCTCGATCGACGCGGCCACCCGGGCCACGTTGTCGGCGTTGTCGCGGGGGTTGTCGGCCCAGGGCTCGATCGCGTCCAGGGGCTCCCAGTGTGCTGCGGTCTGCTTGCGTGTGCGTGCCATCCCAGACACCTATCACAGCGTTGACATACCGTACACAATGGCGACTACCACGCCAGCGCCGATCACGACACCACCGCCGAACCAGGCGCGCGGCTGATCCCACCATGCCCGTGCTGGCACAGACAGGCACGATTCTAGCTGTGACGTAAGCGCGTCTCTGTGGTCGTTGCATGCGCCCAGCATCTCGCGCGCGCCCTTGGCGTTTGCTGCAGCCTCGGCAGCGCATAGCGCCAGATCAGCCTCGCAACGAGGCAGAGCGACACTTAGGCACCCCAGGGCACGCCGGGCGTCCTGCTCAGGCACCACCAGCCCAGAACATGGTGCGCGCACGCCAGCGCGAACCACTGCAGCCTTCTCGCATGGAGTGGCCGCCGCCGGGGACTGCAGACCGAGGAGGACCAGCGCCCCGACGACGGCCCGGAAAATCACGACCTGCCTGGCCTGTCGATCAGGTCTTCCCAGGCGTCTGCCAAGCCCTCTAGGCCTTCGCCTGTGGCCAGCACCTTCTCGGCCTTGGCGATCACCTTGTCCGCTGCCTTGCGCTCGGCCTTGGCGGTGGCGATCTCCTCGCTGACAACACGCAGGGCCTGCTGCATTCGCTCGGCTGTGCGTGTGGCGTTCTCGGCCATCAGGCTCGCGGCTTTCGCCTGGTTCTTGTAGATGCCCAGATCGCGCCGCGCTGCGCGAAGCATCAGGCCGCACACGACAGCGGAAGCCGTGGCGACGGCAGCGATGCCTGCCAGGACCTCAATCCCCACGCAGATCGTCCTCGGTAATGGCCGGTCGAAAGTCGGTTTCATCGGCTGGCTTGAAGTCTGTAGTTCCTGCAACGCGCTGACCGGTTGACCTGTCTTTGGGCTGCGCCGCAGCCGGTGCGCTACCGTTGCGCGCTCGCATCAGCCTGCGGGCTAGCCCTACGGCCTCGCTGGTTAGGCTGCCGGCGCCGATGCCCAGCAGCAGCCCCATGCGCCACGACTCCTCAACCATGATCACGCCAAAGCCAGCACCCGAAACGGCAGACGTGAGACGCAGCACAGCGCCGCGCCACCATGGTTTCTTGCCGCCCTTTCGCTCGATGATACCCTGCATGATCAGCTTGCGGATCACCTCTGTAATCGACGACGCGGCCAGCGCGCACACGCAGAGCACCATGGCGATGCCATCCCATGTAAGGTTACTGACCATCACGCCCCACCTTGACCACGGTGCGCAGCTCAATCACCAGCCTGTCTAGCTCTCGCTGCGCATCTTCTTGGCGTGCCACGATCGCCTCCTGGCGCCGCAGCCCCTGCTGCAGCAAGGCCACGTCTTGCTCGACGGCAGCAACGCGCACGGTAACGCCGGCCACGTCCGACTTCGTTGCAGCTAGCGACGCCTGCGTAGCGTCTGCCGTTGCAAAGCGCGAACCAAGCGCAAGGCTAGCCACAACGGCCCAGCCGATCAGGGTTGTGGCGTTGTCTCTGATCCAAGCCATCACGACACCGTTTTTGTTGTCATAAGCCAGCGGAAGATCTCAGGGTGGCAGGGCATCAGCCGGCTTTGTCTCCAGCTAACGCGCCAGGCGCACTCGGCGTGCTCTCCTGCGGCCCTTAGTGCGGCCCGGGTCTTTGGCCCGTCAACGCCGTCTATTTTGCCAACGGCAAAGCCGTGATTGGCCAGCGCTGCCTGTAGCAGTTTGACACGCTCTGGGCGTGGGCCGATCTGCACGTGGGGGCCGTCCCTGAACGTGCGCCACAGGGCGCCCGACTCCAGCGACGTGTCGACCTCGGCGCACAGCCGGCCCAGTGGGATGTACCAGCGGCGCAAGCTCCCGCGCTGCAACAGCTGCAACTGCAGACCCTCGGCCTTCGGCGGTCGATTCTCGTAGAGCCTGGTGTCCTCGGCGTCGGTGTAGACCCACAG